AAATTACGGTGAACTTGAAAATGAATTAAAAAATATGGGTTATACAGTGAAAGATTTTCACCAATTCGCAGTTGAAAACGGATATGTTCAACCTATGAACAATAATCAGTGGCGACAAGGTAGATATTTGAATAAATGGTATATGAACGCATTATTAGATTTAAGACAAGCAAAATCAATAAAAAATAAAGGGAAAAAATAATGGCACTATTTCAAGAACAAGAAACAGAACACGTTGAAACATTTCAACCACAGAATAAAATTTATCAAACTTATAAAAACGAACTTGATTCAATATATTCTAATAAACAAAATATAATTCGACAAAGACAGGAAAATGAAAGTCAGTTTACGCAAAAACTTATTTCACCTGAAAAAATAAAAGAATGGAAAGATAAAGGTTCAATGACTGCAATAGAAGTGTTTAATCGCAAAAATGCAGATGAACTTATTCCTTTCATGGGAACTTGGAAAGAAGGAACAAAATCTTTTAAACTTAAAGAAATTTCAGACAAAATAAGAAACGGTCAATTTATAACTCCTGAAGAAAGAGATACGTATAATAATTTTGTTCTTGATATGGCTGAAATACAAACACGTGGATTTACTTTCGGTGGTGGTGCTATGAATATCGGTCTTGAAACAATTCCGTTCATGGCTGAATTTGGTATTGGTTTATTAACTTCAGGTGGTACGGCTTCAGTTGGTGCAACATCATCAAAATTAAGCACTGAAGTTTTAAAGAAAAGTCTAAAAAAACAGATTGCTGAAGGAGTGAAGAAAACAGTTTATAATGCGACAATTAACCCACGCACGTATGCCTTTACTGCAACAAAATTACCGCAACAAGTACGTGCAAGAATGGGTGATATTATGCTTTCAGAAAGTGTTGCCGTTACTCCTGAAGGTCAAGTTATTTTAAAAGAAAGTCAAACAAATCCGGCACTTGCTTTTATGAAGGCATTAGCATTAACGAATATTGAAACTGCTTCAGAAATGAGTGGTGCAATGCTTGTCAGACCTGTCATGAAAGCAGGTGGAAAATTAGGAAAAGTTATATCAACACCGATTTTAAAAATGTTACCTGAAGGGTTTGCAGATAAATTTGTTAAACTTGCAGAACAAGTAACAAAATTGCCGTTTGCAAAAGCCGTTGATGATTTAGGTTTTAACGGTATTCTTGAAGAAATGGGTGAAGAAAGGGTTGGTGATTTACTTCAATTCGCATTCAATCTTGACGGTGAAGAAGGATATACTTTTGAACAATTGCTTGATTCAATGTTTCCGAATATATCTGAAGGTTTTGGTGAATTTGCAAAAACTTTAGGGCAGGAAGCATTGTCGTTTGGTGCAACAGGTTTGGGAATGAACGCACTTGATAAAGGAATTAAATCTTTACCAAAAGCAGGTGAAAAATATACTAAAGACGGTTTTCTGATAGACACAGGTATATTCAGAGTTGCAGGATATGATTCATATCTTGACAGTAAAGTAAAAGAAGAACTTCAAAATAGAGGAAAAACAGAAGAAGAAATTGACAATGCAATAAACTTTTCAACACGTGATGATAAAGTTCAATTCTTAAAAGAAACAAATACGCAGTTTGACACAAAAAAAGAATATGATGAAAAAGAACAAGAAAAAGAATTGAAACGTGCAGAAGTTGAAGATAAAGCATATCAGAAACTTATGCAAGGTGGTTTGGATCAAGATGTTGCTTTTGCAAACGCAAAATTATTTGGTCAATTCTTTAAAAAATATGGTTCAGGAAATATCAAAGCATTTGATGAATGGTTTGATAAATTTGACGTGCAATATAATATTCCTGCAAAGAATGGTAATGTTTTACATCAATTTATAGGTGAAAAAGGTGCAGAAAATCTTGACACAGGTTTATTAAAAGATTTAGAAAAAGCAAAAGAACTTGTAAGAAATGGTGCATTAGACCATAAAGTTTTGCAAGAAACAGGTTGGTTTAAAGGTGCTGACAATAATTGGCGATATGAAATTTCAGATAAAGAAGCAGAAATTATAACAGACAGGGCAAAATATAATGCACCTGATAGTCGTTATTCTTATGAAAACTATCAAAAAGAATTATATAGTTATAATTCGGATTTAAACAAATATGTTCAACAAAAGGAAAATGGTGATTTAACGCAAGAAGAATTTAATGAACTTTATTCTTTAACATTAGATTTAAGAAGCGAACTTGAAAGAAATTATAACAACGAACAAAACAGAATAAGAAACAACTTTGTTCATTTAGAAGATATTTTAAAACATGACACATTATATAAAGCATATCCAAAATTAAGAAGGTTGTTAGTTGAGTTTGTTCCTACAAATCAAAATTTCGGTGGTAGGTTCATTGGTAATGGATTGGTTGATTCAATTGAAATACCTGAAGCCACTTTGAAATCAGATAACTTTAAAAGTATTTTAATGCACGAAATTCAACATTATATTCAGGATAAAGAAGACTTTGCACAAGGTGGTAATCCTGATTCAGTTGAACAAGTTGTAAGACACGTTTTAAATAAAATCAATAATTCTGACAAAGAACGTGAAAGAAAACAACTTGTTAAACAATTAGATGATTTATACAAAGAAAATTTTGTACTTGGTTCAGCACTACAAGTTTTAAGAGTACATGAAAAACAAGAAAATATGTTTAAAACTTGGTGGTGGTCAAAACACGGTTCTTGGTATATTCCACGTAAAACAAGAAAAAAAGAATATAAAAGTTTTATGTCTGAATGGACTGATAAATATTTGCAAGGTGTTCATAAAGAAATTGAAGAAAAAGGTGAAGTCGATAAATATCATGAATACCTTGAAAAAGATATAAATGAATTACGCAAATTATACAGAAATTTACAAGCAAAAATTGACAGACTTTGGAAAAAATTACCAAAAGACATTGCACATAATTTCAGAAATGCAGTAATTGATTTAGAAAAAACACACACAGGTTTTGAAGAAGAACAATTAAGAAAAGAATTATACAGAAGGCTTGCAGGTGAAGTTGAAGCACGAAACACGCAAGCACGTCTTGATATGTCTGAAGAAGAACGTAGAAAATCACACCCACGTTTTACACAAGACTATGAAAATCAACATCAACTTATTGTTTTTTCAGACGGTTCAACAGTATCTTATTCACCGTCATTATCTGATGATGAATATAATTATTTTCAATCTGCAAATGAATTTAGCGAAACTGTAAGAAAAAATATACAAGATAAATTTGGTTTAAGTATTGAAGAATTAACCGATTTAGTAAAAGCAGATATTGAAAATATACTTGAAGACAATAATATTGAATCAGAAGACTTTGATATAAAAAGAATCAGATTATATGGTTCATATTCAACAGGCAAGAATAGAAAAAGTTCTGATTTAGACTTTCTTGTAGAATATGAAGGTTCAATGCGTGAAGATGACGCATTTAATATGTTTGCTGATTCAAAATTAAAAATTGAAGATAAAAACGGCAAAAAAATAAAAGTTGATATAAATCCAACAAGAGCGGATAAATCCGGAACAATAGAAGACCACCTTGAAAATTCAGAAGGTTTTATAAAAACTTATTTCCAATCTGCTTATCATGGAACACCACACAGGTTTGATAAATTTTCAACTGAACATATTGGTTCAGGTGAAGGAAATCAAGCACATGGTTGGGGTTTGTATTTTGCTGAAGATAAAAAAGTTTCTGAAGGTTATTTTAAAAGATTATCAGGTGATAAAGTTTTTTATGACGGTCAAGAACTTGAAAAAACATATATTTATACGTATAAAATTGAACGAGGAATTGATAAAGAAACAAATCGTTATCTGCAAGATTTAAGATATATTATTGATAGAATTAGCGAAATTAAATCAGATGAAAATATATCTCTTGAAGAAGCGAAAATAAAATTTATCAAAAATTATGAGCAAAAAGGCAAGTTGCTTGCATTTCAACGTAAAATATTAGATATAGCAAAAAATTTAGATGTCGAAAAGATAGAACTTCAAAAAGGTCAATTGTACGAAGTTGACATTCCTGATAGTGATGTATTGCTTGATGAAGACAAACCACTTAATGAACAGCCTGACAAAGTGAAAAAAGCAATACTTGAATATTATAAATCAAGACCAAACGATTATATTATTCCTGAAGATATAAATAGTTTAAGCCAACAAAGAGGTAAAGAATTTTATAGAGATGTTGCTTTTCAATTAGAAAGGGAAAACTCTCTTGCTTACAGAATGGCTAACGGTTTAAATACAGACATTGATGAAAATTTTAATCCTGAAAAAGAAGCAAGTCTTTTATTGAATAGTTTAGGCATTAAAGGAATAACCTATGACGGAAGACAAGACGGACGTTGTTATGTGATTTTTGATGATAAAGCAATTGATGTTTTGAAAACATATTATCAAGAAGCAGGTGAACCGGAAGAAGAAAAACTTATTGCAGGGTACACATATCCTGAAGTTTTAGATAAATTAACCGAACTATATGAAAAACTTGGTGCAGATGAAAATAAACTTTCAGAACAAGAAAAAGATAGTCTTATGGCTAAAATTCATGTTCTTGAAGATTCTTTTGAAGTTGCTGAAAATCCTGAAAAATTCAGCAATGAAGACAGAAGAAATGATATTATGCTTAATGCTTATTACATAATGAATAATCAGGAAATCCCTGAAGATTATGTTGATACTGATAAAAAATCAGCAAGAACATACAATGATTATGTAAAAATGCACAGAGAAAAGAAAGAGAAAAAAGAAGCAGAATATTACGGTTATTTTACTGAAGGACATAATAAAAATATTATAACTATCATGGAAAATCATGATAGTTCAACTGCCTTGCACGAACTTGGTCATTTATTCTTGAACGGTTTAAATGAACTTGCAAGGGTAGATAAAAACGCACAAAAACAACTTGAAGCAGTAAACAAGTGGTTAGGTTTTTCAGGTGAATACACAGTTGCACAACAAGAAAAATTTGCAAGAAGTTTTGAAGCATATCTGTATAAAGGCAAAGCACCAAACAACACATTAAGACAAGTATTTGAAAATTTCAAAGAATGGTTAAAATCCGTTTATGATGATATTACAAATCTTGAAAATAAAGGTGCTGACATATCAGATGAAGTTCAAGAAATGTTTGATAATATGTTTGGTTCTGATGAATATTATCAAGAACGTAAACAGGCAAATGAACTTCTAAAACAAGTTAAAAATATTGTCAGAAAACAAAAACTTGAAAAACTTCCTGAACGTGATAATACAGAACTTGATGAAAAATCAAAAAGATACAAAGATGTTTCTTATGAAATATTATCAGTTGGTACAGGTAAAAGTGTAAAATATTTAAAAACAATATTTGAAACAACTTCAAGCAGAAAATCTTTCGGCAAGAAACGTGAAGCAATTCAAGAACTACTTGATTCAGTTGATGATAAAATAACTGTTTCAGGTGGTATGCGACACCATTGGTACGAATTTTATGGTGATACAGGTGTTACATATAATAATGATGAAATTGACGGTGATTATAGACTTGTTGAACAAGCACTTGATGTAATCATAAACAAAGCATATGACATCAAAAACATAGAAAACGAACTTGATGAACGTGCAGCATATTTTGAAAAAGCAATTGATGAAGCAGATAGACAATATAAAGTTCTGTTGAGTAATTACAAAACAGGAAACAGAAACGTTGTTTTATCTGCAATGTACGAATGGCTTGAAAGTTTAAATGATGAAATAAAACAAGATTATGAGGATAGATTTATTTATGATTCAGGTGTGATTGAAAGAAATGAAAACGTTGATAAATTTGATAGAGCAAAACGACAAATCTTATCAAAAGCACTTGAACTTAATACATCTATGCACACATCAATAAATGACAATCAGAAATATCAAGAAACAGTAAAACAAATCATGAGAAGTTTAGACTTCTTGCAACCTTCAGACAAGGCAAAACTTACTGCAAATATTCTTGATGTTCCTTCTGTTAGTTGGTTAATGTCTTCATTAGATAACATCATGGACATTGCAAAAACAATGGAAGATGTAAATTTAAGAAGAAATCTTGAAAGAGAAATACACAAAGAACTTCAAGGTACAAAGAATGTTAAAAAGAACGGCAGAACGGTTGGAAAGTATGACTACAAAACGAACAAATTATTTGAAGAACTTCGTGAACTTGACAGGCTTTCACCTGAAAAAGCAAATGAATTACGTCTTGAAGTAAGCAAATTTTCAACGGCTGAAGATAACGGTTTATCTTTTAAAGATAAACTTATCAATAAATTCTTATCATATAAAGCAGGTGGAAGAACTTTTGCTGACACTGAACTTATGAAAGATCTTTATGATGAAATCGTAAAAATCAAGTTAGCAGGTAAAAGTGCAAAATCTGAACTTGATTTAATGGAAAAACTTGACGAAACAAAAGATATTGAAGAATTGATAAATATTGTTCAAGGTAAAAAACAAGCAGGTAATCTTATAAAGAATTACATTGACAAAGTTGCAAACCTTGAATCAACTCTTAATGCAATTTTTAACAAAGATATTAAAGAAAGATACGGTGCTGAAATTCTGTATGCAGAAACGCAAGCACAAGCATGGCAACACCAACAAAAGCAAAACTTTGAACGTGAAGTTGCTAATATCTATAATTTGCCTGAATGGTGTTGGGATAAGAAAATTCTTGAATATTTAAGCGAAAAACACGTTTATCCTGAAATAAGAAGAAAATACGACACAAACGGTGATTTACTAAAAACACGTAGTGTTGATAGAACTTTGACAAAAATGGATATTATTCAGGCTTATATTTGGTCAAAGAATGAAATTTTAGAAAAACGTTTAATAAATCAGTTTGGTCAAGAAACACTTGATTCAATGTTTGATGAACTTTCTCTTGAAGATGTGAAGTTTGCAGAACTTATGCAACATACTGCACAGTCTTTCTATCCACTTGTTAATAAAGCATTTATCAATAAGTACGGTTTAGATTTACCAAAAGTTTCTTGTTACTTTCCTTCAACACCTGAAAGGGGTTCAGAAGTTGATTTATATAATGATTATTCTTCAAAGTCTTTAAACAACGGATTCACAAAAGCACGTGCAATGTCTGAAACACAAGCAATGGATTTTCATAATCCGGTTGCAACTTTATACAACCATATTGAAGGTGTTTCAAAATTTGTTTTCATGTCTGACAGTTTGGATCGTGCAAATTTAAGATTCAAAGATTTAGACTTAAAACGTGTAATTATAAATAAATATGGTGAAGATGTTTATAGAACACTTGAACAGGCTTTAATGAATGTTACATATAAAAAAGAAGCACCTGTTTTTAATGGAATGAATAAAATCATTGATAATATGGTTGGTAATTGGATTCAAGCAAACGTTGCAGTAAAACCAATTGTAGGATTAAAACAGTTATTATCTGCAAACAACTATGCCGTTGATATGCCATATATGACATGGCAAGCAGGCTTTCTTAAAGCATTGGCACACCCTAAAGAAACTATTGATTACATGATGAATATTCCATATATCAAAGCACGTTTTGAAGGGAATTTTTCAAATGAATTTCTAAAATCACAAATTGAAAATAGTGCATTTGCTATGTCTAAAAAATTAAAAGACGCATGTACTTTGTTTGTTAAAATTGGTGATATTGGTGCAATTATGTTTGGTGGAAAACCTTACATTGAATACTTGATAAAAGAAAAAGGAATGTCTGAAGAACAAGCAATTAAACAGTTTATTCTTTCAACAAACCGTTCACAACAATCAAGTGCAATTTCATCTTTATCAAATTTTCAAGTGAATATGACACGCAATCCTATGGGTAAACTGTTTATTGCGTTCAAAAACTCACCTCAACAATATATTCGTATGTGTGGTGATTCAATTGTTTCAGTTGCAAATGGTGATATGTCAAAAACACAATGTGCAAAAATGTTATTCCAATACGGATATTTACAACCATTCTTTTATGCAGTTGCAACTTCAGGTTCACTATTGAGATTTTTATTTACAGGTGATGATGATGATTTAACGAAAGATGCAACAATAAGTATCTTTAATTTCGGTTCTGATGCACTTCCAATAATAGGTGATATATATAAATATGCTCTTAATAGAATGGCATACAAGGAAAAATTCTTGCCACAAACAACACCTTTGTTGGGTGATATTCAATCTGAAATAAATAAAATATCAAAAGATGATGTAAGTCTTTCCGATTATCTTGAAGCAATTGGTTATCTTGGTTTACATGTCGGTCTTGGTTATAACTCTAAAGCATTTACAAGTATTGGTTCAGGTTTTGGGGATATAGCAAATGACAAAGTTGAACAAGGTGCAATGAAGGTTCTTGGATATACAGAAAAGAGAGCAAAACACATTACAGGTAATGAAGACAAAAAGAAATAGAGGAGTAAAAAAATGGCAAATGAAGTTGATTACAATCCTTGTCAATATTTAGGCAACGGACAAACACGTGATTTTTCTTTTAATTGGAAGGTTATTGAAGTTGATGAATTGATTGTTGAACTTGAAGCAGTTTCAACAGGAACAATAACAAGACTTCAACGTGGAACAGATTACACTGCAAATATCAATGCAGTCGGTGGGAACGTTACACTTACAACGGCACCGTCTGAAGATTATTATATAAATATCAGCAGAGAAACATCAAACTATCAATCAAAAGGTTATTCAACATCAACAGGTTTTCAGGGTTCCGAAATTGAAAAATCTTTTGATAAAGTTTCTTGTTGTCTTCAGGATATGGACTATAATATTGAAACTTTTAAAACAAATTTTTCTTCTGAAGTAAATACCACAATTGAAGAAAATCAGCAAGAAGTTCAGGAAGATATTCAAGAATACAAAGATGATACAGATGAAGCAATAAATTCTTTTACGCAAGAAATAAATCAGAAAATTGAACAAGTAAATGAAGCCGTTCAGAAATTAAACAGACTTGATGAAGTTCTTGAAGAATGTGAAGGTTATTCTGATAATGCAGAAAATCAAGCAACAATTGCAACACAACAAGCAAGCAACGCAAGTGATTCTGCAACTTCAGCAAGCAATTCTTTAAGTGCAGTTGTTCAAGAACATGAAGAAATTGTTTCAGATATGCAAGCAATAAGAACACAAACACTTAACGATATTGAAACAGAAATGGAAGAAGATTTTGAAATAGCAAGAAGATATGTTGCAGAAAGCGGGGGTAAAGGTATGCCAACAGATATATGTAGGAATTTAAACATAAGGGTAGATTCAGAAAACAGAAAAGTTTATTTGAATTGGAAAGACCCTTCAGACACAGTGAATGAATTTAATCAGATTATGTCTTCATGGAAAGGTACAATCATTACGGTTAAACCTAATTCATACCCTGAAAATTATGATGACGGCACAATTATTTTGAATAATACCGTTAGAAATCAATATTACAATTCATCTTTTGTGTATGATGTTCCTGCCGGTACAGACATAAGCACGTTAAAATTTAGGGCATTTCCTTATTCAGTGAATGATGTTTATAATAAAAATAATTTGAATTGCTTTGATGTTGCAACAGTTTATGAATTTATTCTTGATAATAATAATTCAAATGTAAACGGTTGTATTTCATATCCTGAAGGTTGTGTAAACGAACACTTCACACCTGCATATATGGATTATACAAACAATGTTTTCAAAGCAGGTGATTGGACAGGAACGTTTATTATGGAACTTGCAAAACCTGTAATGCTTTATAATCAGAACGCACAAGACGGTGAAGGCAATTCTTTAAATGGTCAGATTATGGAATATTTAAACCCTGAAGACCATACATTGACAATTGACGGAACTGCTTCACACATTTCTGATACATCTTGCAATGCAAATGCAATGGTTCAATTTAAGCAAGTTTGGATTAAAGTTGTTAAAATCGCAACAAGAAAATATCATTTCTTTATTGCAAATAAACAGGTTGATTCAGATTATAAATGTTGGTCGCATTATGATAAAGACGGCAATTTGAAAGAATATTATTATCGTGCAATGTTTGACGGTGCGAATGTCGGAAATATTATCAGAAGTATTGCAGGATTAGCACCTTGTGTAAACGTTGCAGGAAATACACAAATTGCATACGCACAAGCAAACGGTGCAGGGTATGACGTTGATGAAGCAAGTTTTGTGATGATGATTCAGGCACTCTTAATGCTTATCAGTAAATCAACTGATACAGAAAACAAGTTTGGTGCAGGTCGTAATTCAGGTGGTTCATCAAGCAGTTACAATCAACTTACAAGTGGTCAATGTATGCAAAAAGGTCAATTTTGGGGTGATAACTCAAACGGTTGTGTCAAAGTTTTCTTTATGGAAAATTTTTGGGGAAACGTTTGGAAAATTGAAAATGGTATTATTCAAAAGAATAACAAACTGTATTTAAAATTAACACCTAACACAAATGACGGTACAACTGCAACTGCATATAACACAGACGGCACAAATTATATTGACACCGGAATAACTTTATCAGGCACTTCAGGTGGTTATATTAGTGGTGTTACAATGGTTGAAGGTTACGGAATATTGCCTGATACGGTTAGTGGTTCATCTTCAACACACCTTCCTGACGGTTGTTGGTGGGACGGTTCAGTTGGCGGCTTCGCTCGTTTTGGTGCTGCTTCGGCCTATGGGTTGCTTTGTGGTGTGTTTGCTCTGTGTGTGGACGCTGCCGTTTCTGACTCGAATTGGGCCTTTGGCGTGTCGCTCTCTTACAAGTAACCTCTTTGAGGGGGTGTAAAGGGGGAAGTTTCCCCCTGATTATTTGAGCCGTTAGGCTCATGAAATATTTTTTTTCATGTCTTGATTTTGTGTTATCATGAATTTCGTGAAATCGCACATTAAAAATTTAGGGTAATGACCTACGGCTTCGCTCGTTTTGGTGGCAGTTCATTCAATGGACTTCTTTGTGGTTCTTTTGCTTTGAATGTCAACAACGTTGTTTCTATCGTGAACATTGAATATGGCGTGTCGCTCACTTGCTAAAGATAAGGGTAACAATTTACGGCTTCGCTCGTTTTGGTGCTAATTCGAACAATGGGTTGATTTGTGGTGTGTTTGCTCTGAATGTGAACAATGCCGTTTCTAACTCGAATTGGAACTATGGCGTGTCGCTCTATTACTAAAAATAGTCTTACAATGTAGGTTGTTGTCCTCACCACTTGGTGAAAATTAACCGAAAAAGAGGCACGGATTAGTAGCCTTCGAAAATCTGTGAGGTTTTAGTAAGAGATGAAATCATATAACCACCTCTTTGAAATTGCTATAAGTGATGATGTAATTTCATCATCACTTATGAACGCAAGTTTGGGTAAACGGTCAAGACCTGAAGTTGAAAGAATACTATCCAACAAAGAAAAATATATCAAGAAAATAAAAGAATGGTTGCTAAAAGGTGAATACGTTCCACGTGTTCACAAGGCACGTGTTATAAATGACGGATTCCTTCGTAAGAAAAGAATTATCATACAACCTTATTTTTACCCTGAACAAATTGTACAACATATTGTTGTAAAGACTTTGAAGTCAATGTTTATGAAAGGAATGTATGATTTTTCATGCGGCTCTATTCCGAAACGTGGTATTCATTACGGTAAAAAATACCTTGAAAAGTTTATAAAAGAAAATCCTAAAGAAATAAAATATGTCTTAAAACTTGACATACATCATTTTTATCAAAGTGTAAATATTGAACTCCTGAAGAAACGTTTTCAGAAATATATTCATGATGAAAAGATGTTAAAACTTATTTACTATGTTCTTGATTCAAACACTGCTGAATTAGACGGTGAAGAAATAAAAGAAGGTCTTCCTATTGGGTTTTATACTTCACAGTGGTTTGCAAATTGGTTTCTCCAACCTTTTGACCACTATATAAAAGAAGAATTAAAAATAAAATGTTATGTTCGTTATATGGACGATATAGTTATTTTTGGACGTAATAAAAGAGAATTACACCAAAAATTTCTTTTAATAAAAGAATATCTTGAAAGTTTAGACTTGGAAGTAAAATCAAATTATCAGGTCTTTTTGTTTGATTATATTAAAAAAGGTAAAAGGGTTGGCAGACCTATTGATTTTATGGGGTTTAAATTTTATAGAGATAAAACAACAATCAGACGTTCAATATTCTTGCGTGCAGTTCGTAAGGCAAGAAAGATGAAGAAAAAAGAAAAAATAACTTGGTATGATTGTTGTCAGGTTATAAGTTATGCAGGGTGGTTTTATTTTACGGACACACACGGTGCTTATAAAAAATATATTGAACCTAACGTAAATATTAAACTTTGCAAAAAATTAGTAGGTAAACATTTTAAGAAAAAGGAGTAAAACAATGAATTACAAAAATGTTGAAAGTATGGTTAAACCTTCCTTGATTGACAAAACTTCTTCACCTGACGGTGTTTATATAAGAAGGAACATCAAAGAAATTCAGACAGAAGAAGGTGCAACAAAATTCACTTATCAGGAAACATTTCTAACGTTCAATGAATATGAATCATATTCACAAGAATTGCTTGTTAAAGAAATTAACGGTGAAGAAAATTCTGAAGAATATGAAACGTACAAAGAAAAATTAAACACACCTGTTCAATATCCTGCAAACGGATTTTATTACAAACCAAAATGGGCTGAAGAAATTTATGCCGGACTTATTCAAAAAGGTACATTGTTGCCTTCTTTATTCCCTCTTAAAATATGGGATAGCACAGAGAAACAAGAAAATGCAGTTGAAATGTCTATTGCTGAACTAACTGCACTTTCAATATTTCTTGCTCAAAAGCAAGAAGAATATTTTGAAGAATATAAACTTGCTAAAAAATTAAGCCTTCAAAATGCGATTTAAGACACGTTTTTAATTCTTGGGTTATAAATACACACGAAAAACTTTTAAGCAGTCTTCCTGCTTATTCTGACGTTATAGTTTTTCACAAAATGAAAGGGAACACATCATGCTAAATTTTAACAACAAATTGTTAAAGTTAATCAAACTTGCAATTAAATTGATTAACAAATTGATTTTCACAATTGACAAAATTCAAAAAACTTATGATGAAGCACAATCAAAAGTTGAACATCTTACGACTTCAAGAGTTGATTTATCTGAAGTTGTTGAAAAATTAGAAAAACTACAAACTAAAGTAGAGGGTAAAACAAAATGATAGATACAACTTTGCCTTATTGCTATATTGAAGGTCGCAAAGACCTGAAGATATATATTGACAAAGATTGCCCTGAAGAATTTTTGCAGGATAAATCACTTGTCGGACTTACTAACGGTGAACTTAAAGAAGCACTTAAAAAACCTTTCATAACAACTGAAGACTTGAATATTGTAATTGAATATAAGAATCAATCATATCAATTTACAATTCCAAAAGGTTATGATTGGAACGGTGCGAACGTTCCACCTTTCTGTTGGCTTTTAATAGGTCAGCAAAAAGAACCACGTTTTAAACTTGCAAGTTGTGTTCACGATTATATGTGTGAAAATAAAAATGTTGTCGGTAATAATCGTTATTTATCAACACTTATTTTTGAAACATTGTGTGAATACTTCGGTAGATTCAATTCTTTTAAACGTTGGGCAATGTTTCATTCTGTTGACAATTATCAGAAGTTTTGTCATTGGGGGTGCAAATGATGTCATTAGAATTAAAGTTTACCATTTTGACAAACCTGATAATGCTTGCTTTCTTTGCAGGTATATACGTTTGCACAATTAAGTTTTACGGAAAAAACATTGAAGGATTGAAAGAATATTTTACAGAAAAAATTGAAGATATTAAAACAAACTTCAAAGAACACCTTAACCGTGTTGAAGAAAAACAGGATAGGCACAATAACCTGATTGAAAGAATGGCACTTGCAGAAGCAAGTGTTAAATCTGCACATCACCGTGAAGATGAACTTAACAATCGTGTTACAAGGATAGAGGAAAAAATATCATGAACATATCGCAAAAAGGAATTGATTTAATAAAAAACTTTGAAGGGTGCAGACTAACTGCGTATAAATGCCCTGCAAACGTTTGGACAATCGGCTATGGTCATACAGGTTCAGAAGTTCATGCAGGTTTGAAAATTACGCAAGAACAAGCAGAAAGTTATCTTAAAACAGATTTGCTTGTTCATTGCAACAACGTTTCAAAACTTGTGAAAGTTCCGTTAAATCAAAATCAATTTGATTCACTTGTATCTTTTGAATATAACGTTGGCTATGGACACTTTTCAAAATCGACACTTTTGAAATTATTGAATCAAGGAAAATATAAAGAAGCAGCACAACAATTTGAACGGTGGAAATATGCAGGGGGTAAAGTCCTTGCAGGTTTAGAGAGGAGAAGACAAGCAGAAAAAAATCTGTTCTTGGGGTAGTTTCTTAATGTCCGTCTTGTGTTCGGATATATTCGGTTTGCATGGTTATCTGTGCAAGCCGTTTTTCTATGTTTATTTTTTTGTGTTATATTGTTTCTATGAAATCAGCAGTTATATATGCACGTGTATCTTCCGATAGGCAAGAAAAGGAAGGTTGGTCAATTCCTGCACAAATTGACTTCCTGAAAAATTATGCTGAAGAAAAATGTTTTTTCGTTGAAAAAATATTTTCTGAATCTGAAACTGCAAAAAGAGCAGGAAGAAAAGCCTTCAATGAAATGTTGAAATTCTGCACAGAAAAAAATATTAACACAATTCTTGTTGAAAAAACTGATAGATTATACAGAAATTTTAAAGACTATGTTATTTTAGAAGACTATGATTTTGAAGTTCATCTTGTAAAAGAAGGTTCTATAATCAGCAAAAATTCACGTTCGCACGATAAATTTATTCACGGTATTAAGGTTCTTATGGCAAAGAACTATATTGATAATTTATCTGAAGAAGTCAGAAAAGGTCTGAATGAAAAAGTCGCACAAGGTTATTATCCACATAAAGCACCTGTTGGATATAAGACAGTCAAAAATTCAGATAATAAAAAAATAATTGTTCCGGACGAAGAAAAAGCACCATTTGTAAAACGTTTATTTGAACTTTATGCTTCAGGACTTTCAGCAGAACAGGTGAAGAAAATTTTACTTGAAGAAGGACTTTATCACAATTCAAAACCTTATGCAAAATCAAGACTGATTCAGATACTTCATGATTGTTTTTACATAGGTAAATTTTTATATAAGGGTGTTGTGTATGACGGCAAACACGAACCTTTAATAAGTGTTGAATTATTCAATAAAGTTCAGAAGATGTTTAACCAATCAAAAGCACGCACACATGATGTTGAATTTCCATATACAGGGATTATCAAGTGTGGTCATTGCGGTTGTCAATTAACGGCAGAACTTAAAAAAGGTAAATATATTTATTATCACTGCACAGGCAAACGTGGGGGAACGTGCAAGAAAGATTATATCCGTGAAGAAAAATTTGATAAATTGATTATGGAATTATTAAATAAAATTTCAAAAGCGATTCCTGAAGATATTTATCCAAAAGTTGTTGAAGCAGTAAAAGAAATGAATAGTTTAAGTGTTGAATATAGTTCAAACAGTTATGAACAAATTGCAAAACAACTGAAGACTTTAGAAAAAAGACTTGATTCACTTTATGAAGATAAAGTTGACGGAAGAATTTCTTTTGAATTTTGGGAAGAAAAAAATAGAGCATGGCAAAAAGAAAAAAATAAATTAGCAATTCAACTTCAAAGTATAAGCAAAACGAATGACACTTTAAGAGAAGGTTCGAACTTATTACTTGGGATAGTAAAAGACTTGCCACATCTGTATTTACAAGGAACAACCATTGAAAAGAAACAAATTTTAAATTTGATAGGTTCGAACTTTATTTATAAAGACAAAGAATTAAGCATAGTGCTTAATTCCGCTTTTAATTATCTATTAAATTTTGACTTTTTGAAAAAATCTGGTGATGACTGTTCTATGTTAGAACTTTTTATTAACGGACTAACGTCATGCATTGATGATGATTTTTGTTCTCTCTTGAAACTCGTTGCTTGATTTTCACAAATATTGAAAGCAACTTTATTGTTTCTGCTTCAACTTCTTCTTGCGAAACTTCCACGTTTTCAGGTGGTAATAAAGTCAATTTCATATCATCAATGTATGTTGTATTGCCGTTCATTTACCATACCTCATTTCATTGATGTTAACAACATGACGTGATTTTAAAATGTTTTTATATAATTGTTGTGCTTCAGGAAGTGAATCACATACTAAATCAATAAAAGGTGTTTTGCTAAAAACACGCACAATAAACTTGCCTGATAAATCTTCATCAGGTTTACCCTGATATTCACAACCTCGCAAGTCTTGAATATCAGCCGTATCAATTAAAATCTTTCCTTTGATTAAGATTATATCTGACACGGTTCACTTCCTATAAGTTCAAATTCTATGTCATAAACAGGTTTATTTATTTTTAAATCTGTTTTTAAACCATTAACAATTCTGATAGTTTTTGAATAAGCATATATGCGTGGCAGTTTCCCTTCCGGCAACATTCCATTCATGAAACAAATTTTATGAAAAAAGCATATATCTATATTTTTTTGCAAATATTCAAGCCATTCATATTTTTTAAGTTCAAAATGTCTTGGCTCTTTCTTTTTGTCAATACCAAAAATTTCTTTCACTAATCTATCAGTCCAAAAATCCTTTACTTCTCTATATTCGTGTGTTTTTTCGCCTGATTTTATTTTGTCAAACCATATTTTTTTTACGTTAAAAGTTAGCATTTATTTATCCTCATTTTCTATGATGTCCACAATTCTTTGATGTTTTTCTGCACATTGAAGAACATCATCATTTTTGTTGTTATAATAATTGCTTGACCATTTTGCGATTTTATATATTTTTTCTATTACATCAGCAGAATAATAAACCTGCGTGCCTTGATGATTTTTAAAAACCCACTTACCCATTCAGCACCTCACTGATTTTATCTTCAATTTCCAAACAAAAATCTTGAATAACATCTGCCAATTTGTGTGGAAATGCTTCTTTATCTCCGATATGCAAAGGAATTATAGTAAAACGGAATGAATTAAACTTGTTTCTGATTCCTTCCAATGCAGATTTATATTTTTGTATAGACTTTAATGCTCTTTCAAAATTATTATTTGAATATATTTCTGTTTCAAAATTCAAAGAATATTTAACGTCCCACTCGTCATATTCATATGAATCTCTATATGAGTAAGTCCAATATTTAAGTAAAAAAGTACCTGTTGGCATTTCCCATTTTGGGTTTCCATATTTATATTTTGAGTTAATATAATCTTCAACTTCTTCTTCATCTGCTTCTTCGCACCACAAAATATTTATGGCAAATGTATCAGGGTCAACAGAAACAATTGCAATTACTTCAGTTACATCTGATTTTTTTTGAATATCATAAACAATGCCGTCAAAAATCGCTTCGTTTGGTTTTAGATTGTCAAGCCTTTTTTGCTCTGACTTATATAGAGATTCATATGCTTTGGATATATCGTCATTTATTTCTTTTTTCATTACAACACCTCTGCACATTTTTCATAAATCTTTGTTGCGGTGCTTGAATAGTTCTTACTCTTTCCGGCAATGGCTTGAATTTCAACAAGTGCATTTCTGTAAATATTGCGTTCTGTTTGCAGGTCTTTATTCTGTTGGACAACTTGGTTGTACTGTTGTGTTGCCGTGTTTAAATCTTTCTGAAGTTTTTCAATTTCTTCTTGGTGTTTCTTTTCATTTTCTTCTACTAAACTTTGAAGTGCTTCAAGATTCACTAATGTTAAATTCTTTTCTTTCATGCTCTTTCCTTTCAATTTCTTGTAACGTATTTTCAAGTTCTTGTTTAAACATCATGCAGTATTTCTTGTTCATTGCGTTTTGAATAGCAAGGTTTAAGTTATCCATTTTGACAACCTGATTTGCAAATTCTTCACCGTATAAATACTTTATGGCGTTTTTCATTATCTTCCTTTCTCAACTGCAACTCTTATGTCTTCATCTGTTACATTGTTATGGATCAGAAAATAATCTATTGTTCTGATTATTGTCTTGCAAAGTTCACCTTCTCTTTTGGTCATTCGTGCAGTCGTTTCCGAATATTCTTTAATTAAATTTAAGATGTCATTTACAAGTTTTAGTGAATTGCTTTTATACTGTTTTTCAATTCTTGTTGCCATTTTCCCTGTCTTCCTTTATTAAGTACGTCCAAACTCTTATGCACCAAATTAGTGCAATGATTGCAAATAATTTAATCACTGTTTAAATTCCTTCCGTATTCACGCATAAAACCTTCTTCACCTTCTTTGTGCGTGTACCAAAGAAGCCAAACAACCATTTCTTCAGGGAAACCTTTCAGAAATTTAATTTTGTTTATATCGTCAGCACGACAAATTAAATTAAAAAGTTGTGCCGTGAAATAAGTTGCGTTTGAACTTGTTCGCCACGTTATGAAACGTTGCAGAACTATATTAAATTTTTCTTTCATCAAGCAGATTTTTAAACCTGATTCAAGTTCTTCAAAATCTATGAAGTTCTTTGTTTCGCCTGTTTTTACAAGTTTTAATAAAGTCATTGTTCACCTTCCTTAAATAAATTTAATTGATTAGTGTTTGTGAAATCCCTGAAGATTATCTGTTTTGGAAGAAAATCTTTGCAGAAATAACAAGACATAAAGTTGATTTTATTCGTATAAGTTTGACCTTTGAAAGTCATTCTTTTTGGAAATAGTAATAATTGCAGGTCAATATCTTTGAATAGACTGTATGGTGTTCCGTCATTGAGATATAAAACTGACATTAAAATTGCAAAAGGTTTATTAAAACTTAAAATTCTTTTGAACATTTTAGTCTTATTTGTAAACGGTGGGTTTGAAATTATTAAGTCAAAGTGTTCAGGTTCGTATTTATAAAAATCTTGACCATAATCAATATGTGAATATATAACTTTGTAACCGTTTTCTTTTAAGACTTTCACAAATTCTGATTCTTCCGTATCAAAAGGACACCATATTATTTTTTCTTTGTGTGCTTTCAAAAATTCAAGCAATGGTTCTACTGCATAACGGTATGTGTAACATTCATCATTCTTACCTTTTGAAGTTCTAATATATTCATTTGTAGATTTTTCTTGCATTTTTTCACCTCAAAGAAAAGCAGGGTAAGGGATATGTTTACCCTGCGTGAAATCAACAACTATTCCTTTTCATCTTCCTCATCTTCTGAAGACGTTTCTTCAGAAGTAACATTTTCTTGACTTTCTGCGGTATTCTGTTTCTTTTGTAGTTCTTCTTGTTCTTCCTGAAGTTTCGCAAGAAATTCTGCAAGTTTATCATTTTCAAAAATGTTACCTAAATATGCAGTGCCGTCTAAAACTTTTCTGTTCTTTGGATATTGCAATAAAAGTTCTTCAGAAAAAGCCGTGCCAACAATACAATAATTGTTTGGGTGTTCTTGCGATTCAGTAATCAACAAATATGATTTATCGGGCAATTCAAAAGTATCACCTGTATAAAGTTCACGGTCTTCGTGTTGAATACCTGTTGCAATTTTTTGCGTGTCTTCGTCAAACAAACTTAATTGACATCTTGTAAGTTCAATTCTTAATTGTGCAATTCGGTTTTCAATATTTTCAATTCTGTCTTTTTGGTCTTTTAAATAATCCCTGAAGTTTTTTACAACTTCAAGATTTTTAATTGCTTTTTTAGAATCTTTGTAATTTTCAGTTTTAACCAACTGAACGCATACATCAGTTAATTCTTCAAAGGCTATTTCAAGACCTTCATGTTCTGCAATGCTTGCAATTTTTTTTCTTGACGGTAATTCAGCCGTTAGTCTGTTAATTTCGTTGATAATGTCTGCTTTAGTCATTGTCATTGTTTTTTACTCCTTCTTTTAATAGTTCTATTGGTTTAAATATTTCTTCGGTTACTCCGGTTTCAAGAATTGTGTACTTGTAACCTTTTCCCCACGTTTTTAAAAGTCCGTCTGCTCGCCAACCACATTTTGAACACGTGTATTTATCATCTGTAAGTTGCCCACAGTTTGTGCAGATAAACATTTTTGTTGGGAATTTGTTGTTAAATTCACGTTGTGTATTAAATGTTTCTTCTTGCACTTAAAAAATTCCTCATCTCGATAAAGATTTATTATGTAAACTTTTCCGACTTTAAATTTCACCTTGTTCTTTCCTTTTAGTTATCATCAATGACCACACAAGGAATGTTCCTTGTTCATTGATTCTGCCCTTGCATATAACTTCATCACCTATATTGAAAGAACTCCTTCCCCATAAAACACACATTCTGCCTGTTTCAGGATATTGTTTTGATTTAAGATAGAAGACGTTTTTAACTCTTTCACCAACATCTTCATTTTGGTAATCAATTCCAACAACGGTTGACGTGATTAAAATTGCTTGTTCTTCATACTTTGAAGGTTTTCTTTCAAACCTTTTTCTTCTTCTGCTCATGGGCTAATTCCCTTCTTCTTGTTGAAACAGTTCAGTTAATTCTTTTTCAGATATTTCAAATTTATCCGTAAGAATACGTAATGTTGGCAATATCAATGCATGACCACGATTTAATATAACCTTCTTGTCTTTGTAAAAATCTTTTATGAAATCAAGTGCTTCACCCTTTCCTGAAATTCTTCCAATTTGCAGTTCAAGTTCTGAAGGCTCATTGCGTTTTTGTTCTTCAAGTTGAAGTTTGCGTTGTTCTTCTTTTAATTCTTTTTCCGTCTTTTTGTGTTTTAGTTTTCCAAATTCACCGTTTAATAATCTTGCAAGGTTATTGTCTTTTAATAACCAATTTGCACACGGTTTGAAATTGACATCTGTATCAAATTTGAGATTCTTTAAAGTGTAAAGAATATCACGCAATTTATTTTTCAAATCAGGAATTTTTTCATTGTATTTTTTCAGACTTTCAATTTCTGAAGGTTGTAAAATAGGTTCTTCTCCAAAAAATTCAACGTATGCTTTATTAAATGCAGACAATAACCAACGGACATTTGCAGCCTGTTTTTTATCTTCATTTTTTTGTTCAACATAATTCAGGTTCCTTAAAATTCTGTCTGAAATATATACAGAATCATTTTCACGTGTTTCGATTCTGAACAGTTGAAAATCATTCATGACACGTTTAATTTTTTCAACATCAACACGAAATTTAAAAGCAAGCAATTCTTCTTCGCCAACAACAAAAGTGTTTTGGTGCATAAACTCAACAACTAACCAATATATTCCGTAACCTTCTGCACCCATTGTGATAAATAGTTTAAGTAAATTTTTATCTTCAAGTGGTGTGTAATCGTGTGAAAAAAACGGTCTTATAATTTTATCTTCTTTGATAGCCATTTTAACCTTCTATAAAGTTGTTTTAATTCCTTGCCTTTTGAGTTCATTTATTCTTTTTTGTGTAAGTCTGTTTACAACTTTTCTGTCTGCAACTCTATACAACAATTCTTCAAATGTTCTTCTTTCTGCTTTTCCCCTGCGTTCTTTGTCATAAACAAATTCAGGTAAATCAACTTCTGAAAGTTTTGGTTTTTGTGAATCGTAATAAAATTGAAAAACTTGTTGAAATAAAAAATTTAATTGTTTTCTAACTTTTACTTCTTCTTTTAACTTGTGCGTTCGGATAATCTTTTTAATAAAGTTTTCTTTTTTCTGCTCTCTTTTTTCTTCTGTTCTCATCTTTGCAAACTCCTATTTTTCTTTTTTAATTTGTTCCAAACGTTCTTTAATTGCCTTCACGATAAATTCACTTCGTGATTCATTGCTTGAATAAGTAACACTGTCTATTTCGCTTAATAAATCCAACGAAATAGAAACACTAACTGAAATTTTGTTTTTTGGAAGTTTTGTCATTTTGCTTTACCTCTTTCTTTCTTAAATTTTTCGTAACAAAACCACACGAATATAACGGTCAATTTTTGCCGTTTTCGTGTCTTTATGGTATTAGTTAGTTAATAGACAAGTAACTTAATAACTTAACTAACAAAATGAATAGTACACCAAACACTAAACTTATGTCAAGTAATTGGTGAACATTTTACAAAACTTCATACAAAAGGAGTAGAAAAATGGATACAATAGGTCAAAGAGTCAAGGCTGTTAGGCAAGAACTAAAATTATCACAAGAACAATTTGGTCAAATTTTCAATGCAGGGAAGTCATATATCAGTGCGGTTGAAAATGATAAAAGCAAGTTGAGTGTTGATAATTTAGTTAAGTTATTACTGAACTATGATGTGAACATCAATTATATTCTTGGGGGTAAAGGCGAAATGTTCAATCCACCAGAATATGAGGACATCAAGACTGAAGTCCTCAAGCAAGTTGATGATATTTTAATTAAGTATGGTATTAAGAAGCAATGATTTTAACTAATTTTTCAAATAATTCAGTTGCGTTCTTTTTGCCGTATGTTTTAATTAGTGCATACAGAATTTGTGCAAGTTCATTTTTTGACATTGGCGAACTCCTTTCTGTATATTAAAAGTCATGAATTGTAAAGGAATATTAAAATGAAAAAGTCTTATATTTTTTTGATAGTTGTTATATTCATTGTTTCAATTTGGTTTTTAATAAACTCGGACGATATAAACAAGGTGCGTGAAATTCGCAAAATATCACAACAAAAAGAACACGGTCTGTTTTTAAGCGATAAACAACAAATTAAACTTGAAAACTATATAAAAGAAATTGCAGAAATAAAAGTTAGAGGTTGCTCGTTAGGTGCAAATATAATTTTTGTAAAATGTGCTTTTACTGATAGTGTCGGTAAATACGCACTTGGGGATAATACATATCAACATATATTAAATGAAGTTTGGACTGAAACACATAAATCGCCGGAAGTAAAAAGTTCTTATGAAAGCGAAAAAGAAATAAGAGAAGTAAATAAAATCTATCAGGATTACAAAGAAGAACTTGATTCAATATATGAACAAAGGAAACATAAATAATCTATGCAGTGCATAAAATCTGCATATGCACGTGCATATGCAGAAAGTATGCAGTGCATGAAATGTGCAATGCAGAAATTATGCAGTGCAATGCAAATAAAATAAAATAAAATAAAATAAAACTAAATAAAATAAAATAATAAAATTTTTATAAATAAAAATTTTATCTTAAAGATAAACACAATATTTTTTATTTTTTTTTATTCTGAAATATGCACGTGGCAAGGGTTTTAATAACTCATAAAATAGAACGAATAAAATAAATTTGTCAAGAAATAAATAATATTTGTAAATAAATATTAAGTATAGAAAAACAAGTAATAATCAAGAAAAATTTTGATTTAAAAAAGTTGTTTGCTTGCTTAACAAGATTTTTGCAAAAAATTTTTGTAGAGTTGAAATTGTAATTTGAACAAACAACTGAAGTAGCACAATGCAAAGTGTTTGCTTTGTCGTGGGAACGGTGAAAAAGTGTTGATGTTCGTTAAATTACAGGGGTTTTAGTGGGAATTTTAAGAGAGAAGCAAAATGTTCATCACATACGGTACAACGAAAATCAAACACAAAGTTGTTTGGTTTCTTGCAGATATAAAAACATTTACAGAAAGAAAACTTTTTATTTTTGAAATTTACTGCAAGAAAAAAACAAAATATGTAACGGTTTTGACTGAAAAAGATAAACTGACAGGCGAAATTTTTTCACAAAGAAGTTCAGGGAAAAATGCAGAAAAGATTATTGACCGTGAACAATTACGAAAACTTTATACTTCAGATGATATAAAGATTAAAAAAGGAAAACCTTACGGTTGGACTTATGGCGAAAATATTGAAATTCACAATAAAAACGGTGAAGTTGTTTCAATAAAACAAAAAAGATGTGATTATTTCGGACAAAAAGAAACGATTAACACTGTTGATGTAACAGTTTAATCACTGCTGATTTCTTATTTGTTCTCACTTCAGGGGGTGTTTCACTCCCTGAACTCCTATAAGAAAGGTTAAAAATGGCTGATTTACCAACATTGACAGATAAACAACAACAATTTGTTCTGCGTTATGCCATAAATGGCAATAATGGTGCAGAAGCATATCGTTTTGCTTATGACTGCAAAGGAAGTAATGAAGCAACAATCAATTCAGAAGTAAATAAATTGCTGAAAAACCCCAAGATTACCCTATGGTTAAATCAGGTGAAAGCAAACGTGCAAGAAGTTTTTGAAGATGAAATTAAATATTCCGTTAAAGATTGTTTTGATGAACTTGATGAAGTTCGTGAACGTGCGAAAAAAGATAAAGGAAACTATTCACAAGAAATTAAAGCAATTGAATTGAAAGGTAAACTTGCAGGTCATTTTGTTGATAAACATCAAGTAACAGGTGGTGGTCTTGCAGATGTTCTTGACCAATTGAAATAAAAGGTGATTATGGAAAATTCAATTGATATTGAAAAACTTCAAAGACTTAAAGACGATTTACCATATCTTGCAAGAAACTTTCTGAAAATTAAAACAAAAAATGAAGGTATTATTAACTTCAACTTCTCAAACATTCAACTTGACGCACACAGAAGAATTGAAGAACGGAAACGACAAGGCAAACCTTGTAAAATAATCTTTTTAAAATCTCGTCAAGTTGGTATGTCAACAATGACTGAAGCAAGATTTTTTTCAAAGATTTTGTTTAATCGTGCAAAAAATGCTTTCGTTCTTGCTGATAAATCAGATTCAGCACGCAACATTTTTCAAATGACAAAACGATATTATGACAATCTTCCTGAAGGTTTTAAAATACCGTTGTTGAAAGATAGCACTGAAGAACTTGCACTTGCAACTGATTCAAGTTTTCGTGTTGGTACTGCCGGAAGTAAATCTGTTGGTCGTTCAATGACAATAAATTACTTTCACGGTTCAGAAGTTGCGTTTTGGTCTAATGCAAATGAAATTGTTTCAGGTATGCTTCAGACAATTCCTGATAATTTAGATTCAGAACTTATTCTTGAAAGCACTGCAAACGGCACTTCAGGTGAAGGTGCATATTTCTACAATATGGTTCAATCAGGTCTTGATGAAAAATCAGACTTCATGACACTGTTTTATGCGTGGTATCAACAAAATGAATACAGAAGAAAAATCATTGAACCTGTTAAATGGACTGAAGAAGAACTTGAACTGAAACGTTTATACAATCTTGATGATGAACAACTTGCATGGCGAAGGGCAAAATTACTTTCAGACTTTAAAGGTCGTGAATATTTGTTTAAACAAGAATATCCTTCATCAATTCAAGAAGCCTTTGTTACAACTTCAAATGCTTTAATACCTCTAAACTATATTGAAATGTCAAGAAAAAATTATGGTTTATCAGGTGAAGGTCTTCCAATTCTTATTGGAATAGACCCTGCAAGAAGTTCTGACAGAACAATAATTACAGTCAGACAAGGCAGAGTTGTTCAAAAGTTTTACAGATTTGACAAAATGGATAATGTCAGACTTGCAGGAATTGTAATGAGATTGATTCAAGCAATAAATCCTGCACGTGTTTTTATAGATTACGGACACGGCACAGGAGTTTATGACATTTTAGTTTCACAAGGTATGTCAGGGATAGTTGAACTTGTTCAATTTGGTTCTTCTGCATATGACAGTAAAAAATATGCAAATAGACGTGCAGAAATGTTTGACAATTTGCGTACATGGTATATGCAAGAAGGTGGTGTTTACATCAAAGACCAAGAATTTATTGAAGAATTTGTTAGAGATATTTCAATAATTCCTGATTTAAAAGTTTCTGATTCAACAGGACGTTATTCTTTAGAGAAAAAAGAAAATATTGTAAAAGGCACAGAAATTCATTCAACTGACTTTGCAGATTCTCTTGCTCTTACTTTTGCAAGTCCTGTTGCATATGCACCAAAAGAATTTGGTTACAATGCTAATCAGATAAAATCGGTTAATAAAAATTGGCAACAAAGATTGTAGAAAGGAGTAAACAATGTTTTCACTTGGAATGTTAGCAGCACTTTCAGCACTTACTGCTTTTGCAGGTTATCAATACTCAAAAGCAAAATATCAAAATTCAGGCTCATCTAATAATACAAGTACAAACACACAAAAATCTTCATCATCTGATACATCAAATTCAAATGCGAAGAATGTGAACACATACAACTATTACACAAATGAATCTGAAAACGGCAATACACTTTTCGGTTCTGAAAAGAAAACAAAAAGAACTTTGTTCGGAAATGAAGCCGTATAAAACAGAATAATTTCTTACTGAAATCTACACAATAGCGGTGAGTGTATAAATATCCGCTTTTATCACTCAAATAAATATGAAAGGGAAATTAAAATGTGCTTTATGTCAAGTCCAAAAACAGTTTCACAACCTGCTGTTCAACAAGCAACTTCTTCAGCAACAGATGAAAAAAAGGAAACTGCAAAAGTAAAATCAAGACTTCTTGAAACGCAAGGTGGAAATAAAGGTGCAGAATTAAATGCACAACAAGGTCAATCAATTCGCAGGATATTCGGATAAATGATATATGCGACAAAACCAAAAGCAGAATTGCTTGATTACGTACTTGATAATTTAAGAGAAGAAGATAAATTTGAAATGCGTATAGAATTTGGTGAAAACTACAAGCAAATAATCAAAAAACACTGCTTAAAATCAACGCATATAAAAATAATTGTTGACGGTAACTTTAAACCTGTTGGTCTGTTCGGATATGAAGAAGTTGATTCGGAAACTGCTGAAGTCTGTTTACTTGCAACAGATGAATTAAAAAAACACTTCATTGATTTTTTAAATCAAGCAAAAACATATCTTCTATTTTGGAAAAAGAAATATAAAAAACTGCACAATTACGTTTATAAACACAATAAACAAGCAATAAGGTGGTTAAAAATTTTAGGGTTCACAGTAGAAGATTATGATGATATGAGAATGTACTTTTATCAAGAGGGAAGCAATGAACACAATTGATATAACTGAAAAAGAAGAAAATTTAGTTATTGAACGTTTCAGAGAACTTAAAACTGAACGCAACAGATATATTGACCGTTGGAAAGACGTACAAAATTATGTTGCAATTACAAATGAAATCAATACTGAATTTGAAGATAACAAACAACCAAATGAACAAAAAGATGTTTTTATAAATGACCCTACTGCTTTTACATCTGTTAATCAAGCAGGTGATTATCTTGCCGGTATCTTGTGGAACTTAAACGCAGTTACACTTGAACCTTCAAAATATATTAAAGATAAAGCACAAGGAACTGATTTATCAGCATTTTATAAAAAAGCAACTGAAGTATTTCTTGAACAAATGAACGCAACTGATTCAGGTTTTCAATCAATACTGAAATCTTATTGTTACGAACAATTCAGTTATGGAACTTCAGGAATTGGAACTTTCAAATCTAAAGAATTTGAAAACGGTCAATCTGAATGTTGCTTATCTTTTAAACCTTTTGGTGTTTGGAACTCATGTATTGATGAAGGAACAAATAACAAAATTGATGTTGTTTATACTGTTTATCATTGGCGATTAAATCAAATCATTGAAGAATTTTGCTATAAAGACGGTGAATATTCTGAAGAACTTGTGAAAAGTTTACCTGAAGAAATTCAAAGAGCAATTGAAGGTAATAAATTTAATCAGAAATTTAAACTTGTTTATGGTGTTCTTCCAAATAATTCTTTTGTAATGGGTAAACGTGGAAAGAACGGTGCAAGGTTCAAAGGTTATTGGTTTATTGAAAATTCACAAAGCAAAGTTTTCAAAGTTGATTATTACAATAAAATGCCTATTGCAATGTGTCGTGCAATTCGTGTGAATAATCAAGTTTACGGTGAAAGTTCAGGTACACTTGCAATTTCATCAATTAAAATGATTAACTACATAAAAGGTAATACAGTTGATAATATTGAAAAAACAACTGACCCTGCACTTGGTGTTATTTCAGGTGCTTTAGTTGCAGGCAATGTTATTAACCGTTCAGCAGGTTCAATAAATGTTCTTAATCAACAAGCAGTTGCAAACGGTCAAACTCCCATATTTCCTATTACACAAGCAGGTGATATTTCAGCAGTTGTGAATTTCTTAATACCTGAACTTAAAAAAGATATTGTAAATATTTTCAAGATTGACCAACTTCTTGACTTTAATAATCAAACGGAAATGACTGCAACTGAATCAAGTTACAGAATGTCTATCAGGGGAAAATCAATTAACGGTCTTCTAACACAACAAAAAACAGAAGAAATTGAACCAACTTGTCATAGATCCATTTCAATAATTCTTGATTGTGGTCTATTCGGTAAAACATATTCAGAAGTTCAAGAACTTCCTGAAGATACTGAAGAAGCAATTGCATATAAACAAAAGATTATCAAAGAGGGTGATTTTATTCCTCAAATCGTTGAAGAAGCAATGAAAGACAATAAAATTTGGTACAAATTAAAATTCAACGGTGAACTTGAAAAATTATGCAACGCAGAAGTTTATGAAGCAATTGGAAGATTTTTACAATACCTTAATGCAGTTCTTCAGATTAAACCGGAACTTGTTCACGCAATAAACGCATATGAATTTCTTGACCTGTTAAAATCCGTTTCAAATTTGGTCAATGATAATTTGATAAAAAATAAGTACGAATATGAAGAATTAGTAAAAGCAATGCAGGAAGAAGCACAAGCACAAGCAGAACAACAAGCACTTCTTCAGCAATCACAAGTTGCTAAAAATATGGCTTCAGCAGGAAAGGACGGTGCAATAGCAAATGCAACATAATAGCAAAATTGATGAACTGCTTGCTAAACAAAGCGAAGCAGTTGAAAAAGAAAAGAAAATGGTTGAAGATTTAAAACTTGCTTGCAAAGACATCTTTTCAACAACAAACGGTAAATTCTTTTTGAAGTATTTGAAACGTTTATCTTTTTGGTCTGAACAGGACTTGAACATAAACAATGAAATACTTATCTACAAAAAAGGAAGACGTGATATTTGGGCAATTATCAGAAACATAATACCTAAAGATGTTCTTGCACAAATTGAAATCTATGACAATGACGATTTAAAAGAATAAGGAGTAAACGAACACATGGACGAAAACAATTTTGAAAATGGCAGTCAAGATTTTGACGGTTCACAAGGTTCAGCAGGTGGTCAAGGTTCAGAAGGTGGTTCACAAAGTTCTGAATTTTCTATACCTGAAGAATACAAAGAAAAAGGTTGGACTAAATTTTTTGACGGCAAATCAGGTGAAGAATTAAAAACTGAACTATTCAGAAGTTATGACAATTCACAAACATTGATTGGTAAAAAGGTTGAAGACTACATCAAAACAACCGATTTAAAAAGTTTAGACAATTATGAAGAAATCAAAGAAGCATTGACTAAACAAATTGGTAATCAGGTTGAAGTTCCTGAAAATGCTGAAGGTTATGCCTTCAATGATATTCTAAAAAATGAAGACGGAAGTCTTGAATATGAATATCCTGAAGAAGCACTTGGTTATTTCGGTGATAAGTTCAAAGAATTAGGACTTTCAAAAGAACAAGGTCAAGGACTTTTGAAAACTTACACACAATTTGAAATTGAAGAATTTCAAAAATACACAAATGCTGACGATTTAGAAAATTCACTAAAGACAATGTTTTCTGAAACAGGTGAAAAATCACAACAGAGAAAAACAGTTGAAGGACTTCTTAAAGAGTTTCTTCCACAAGAAGACCAAGAATTTCTTCAGAAAACTGCACCAAACTACACAATTGAAATGTTCTATCGTGTAGCAAAAGGATTGGTTGATAAATACGGATTCAAAGAAGGTTCTGCAAATTCAACAAATCCTGCAAAAATCAGAATGTCTGAAGCAGACAAAAACGCAGAATACGACAGATTATATAACCGACTTCTTGAACTTGATAATTCACCACATCAAAAAGTTGGCGAACGTGAAGAAATCGTAAAACGTATGCGTGAAATTTTTCAGTAGTTAGTAGAATTTTTTAAATCGAAAGGAAAAATAAAATGGCAATATTTGAATACACAGTTGAAGGTGTTTATGAAACCGACAAAGGAAACGGAAAAGATTACACACCGTTTAATTTTAAAATTAAATTACCACGTTTTGAAAAACAAGAAAAAGGTGCTTGCACTCATATTTTGAGAAGGTTCTTACCTATCCTCATTAAGAATATGAAAAACAAGCCGTTACTATCAGGAATACGTCATTGGGTTATTACAGACATTCAAAAAGTAAATGATGATTTTCCACTTGAAGGAAAAGAAATCAAAGACTTGAACGAATATGAACTTCAAGAACTTGCTTGTATGTATGACCTTTTTGAAATTCCTCTACCTTCTACAACTGCAATTTCAGAACTTCGTGAAATCGCTCAAAAGGCTTACATGAAGAAAGTTTTACAAATTCCTATGGAAAAAATTGAAGACCAAGAAAAACTTTCATTCTTTAAACGTCAGCCGGACGGCTCACTGAAATTTGATTTAGGTGATGAAGTTTTGAAAGTTGAAATTGTAGATAATTACATTGGTAAAAAAGTTGAAGTGAAGAAAAAATCACTTGGCGATTTTATCAAATCAGCAGGTCAAGCAGTTGCAAATGGTGTTCTTGCAATCACAGGAAACGTTGACAATGGTCAAGGTCAACAAAATAGCAATGGTGAAGGTGGTCAATTCCCTTCATTAAATGACTTGCAAAACGGCACGGCAAACGTGCAAAATCCACCGTTGAATTAAAACAAGCGAAAGCACTTTAATTCAACAAATTACTTTCAAAGAGAATCCGATTTATTCGGGCAATTTCTGAAGAAGTAAGCAGTAGTTCACACACAGATTGCAAACCTTCAGAAAATGTTTCTGTTTCGGTCTGCAATCGCAACCACGAAAGGAAACAGAAAAATGGCTGTAATCACAAGTCCAAATTTAGACCATGCGTCCTTACTGCTTTTCGAAAAAAACTTTGAAAGATTAGCAGCGAACAAGGACACCAAACTTTTGAATTGTCCTGCTATCAAACACATGGACATCAAAGGTATTTCTAACATTTCACGTATTGAAGGAAACGACCTTGTAAATGTAACTTCGCAAGGAAGAAATCCTGAAAAACAATACTTACAAATCAGAAACGACAACAGAAAATCAAAGGCAGAAAGATTCACAGGAACATATCTTGTAGATTCTTATGACCGTGCAGTTAAGTTAATCACTGACCCAACTTCTGAATTGTTCCAGAACTTGAAAGAAGCAAAGAACAGATTAACTGACAAGTGCATAATTGATGCCGCAGTTGGTTCAGTTGTTGTCGGTGCACCTGATTCAGCAGGAACAACTTTAACTGCTGCACAAGACGGTGTAAAAACAATTGCAGGAACTTCAGCCTTCAATTATACAAATGTTATTTCTAAAGCAATTACAACCTTTAGAAATCAATATGTTGATACTGACGGTGTAACTCTTGCAATTTCTGCAACTGAAGAAGAAGCATTGCGTAATGATGACAAATACATGAACGCATTGTATTCAAATCAACACGTTGTTGATAGAGGTACGATAACAAATGCTTCAGGCTTCAATGTTGTAACTTTTGCAGGAAACGTAAACGGTGGTTCAACTGTTGACCTTCCAATTCTACCTGAAAGCGAAGGTATTCGTTCTAACGTTTTAATGGCACCAAAATCAATTGCATTTGCAGTTGAAATTGGAAGATTAGACTGTGAACGTTCAGCAACTCATGTAAATTCATGGGAAGTAACCATTGACTTATGGTTTAAAGCAGTTAGACTTCAAGGTTCAAAAGTAATAATCTTGACTTCTACAATGTAGTAATAAAAAAAAGCAGGCTTGTATGAAAATACAGGTCTGCTTTTTTGTGCTTAAAAAGGAATTTTAAAATGATTACATCTGTTATTGATATATGCAATATGGCACTTGATTATTGTAATGTTAGAAACATTACATCACTTGAAGAAGATACCAAACAAAGTAAAATTTGTGCAAGGTGGTATGATACAGTAAGAAAATCTTTACTTCTGAATATGAACGCAAGTTTTTCAATAAAACGTGCAGTTCTTCCGGAAGTAGCAAATTATGAACCTGTTTATGGATATGATAAAGCATTTTCACTTCCTTCAGATTGTCTTCAGGTTTTAAATTTAGATAGCCCTTTAAGTGATAGATATTATCAAATTGAAGGAAATTATTTGTTCTGCAATCAACGTTGTGAAGATGAAAAAATTAAAATCAGATACATTGCTGATATTCAAGATGTTACAAAGTTTGATTCAGAATTTTGTGATTGTCTTGCTCTTAAACTTGCAGAAAAAATCTGCTTACCACTAACCGAAGACGAACAAAAAACGAATATGTTGAAGCAATATGCACAACAAAAATATGGCGAAACTTCAACAAAATATGGACGTGATAACAGAATGATTGTTATAAATGAACCACGTTTTAGACATTCAAAAGTTTTTTCACACATAAGGGATTTTAACTATCCTGCAAAGTAAAAAGGAATATAATCAATGAGAACTTCAATACCTAAAAATAATTTTTCTTCAGGACAGATTGACCGTGATATTAAAAGCCGTTATGATTTACCATTATTTCAGAATGGTCATGAAATATCACGCAACTTTTTTCATACTGTAAAAGGTGATGTTTATTATAGAACAGGTTTTGAATACCTTGATGAAATCGGATATTCAGCACTTTATGAATTTAAGTTTAGTCAAGAACAAGCATACCTTTTAGTATTCAGAATACAATATATTGAATTTTGGTCGTACAATGCAAACGGTGAACTTGTTCGTGTTCTTGATAATAATAATCAACCTTTGACACTTGTCCACCCATACGGCAATGAAGTTTTCAATTTGAACATGACACAAAACTGTGATGTTCTTTATATAAACCATAATGACGGACATTATCCTGAATATCAATTAAAAAGAACTGCAAGCAATGCGTTTACTTTAACAAAAACAACTTACACAAATTCAGGAACGGCAAGTTTATCACCTAATTCTGAAACAGAAAATCACGGTTATCCTTGCACGTGTGCGTTTTATGAAAACAGGTTAAATCGTTGCAGTTCTTCAAAATATCCAACATATTTATACGGTTCAAAAGGTGCAGATTATAACAATATCACTGTTGGAACAGGAACAAATGACGGTTATCAATTTGACCTTGCAGAAGCAAATTCAAAAGCACTATGGCTTGAATCAGGTGTAAATAGTTTGCTTGTCGGTACTGCTGAAGGAATTTTAACCGTAAATGGTGGTAGTGTAAGTTCTGCAATTACACCTGAAGATATTTCTGCAAAATTATCTTGTCGTGATGGTGTTGGAAATGTTAAACCTGTTCATAAAGACAATTTTGTTTTCTTTGTATCAAGCAATAAAAGACTTTTATATATGTTTGAATATGATGTATTGCTTGAACAATTCAAAGCAACAAATCTTTCAAAAGGTAATTACGAAATTACAAAAGGTGGAATTAAAAAACTTGCAAACAAATTTGATAGATTCGGATTGATATTTGCACTTTGCGGAACAAGACTTTTATCTATATGTTTTTCAAATGATGAAGCAGTAAATTCATGGTCTGAATTTATAACAAAAGGTGAATTTATTGATATATGCACGGTTACACGTCCTGACGGAAATTATGATTTATTTGCAAATATAAAACGTGTAATAAACGGTGTAACAAGATATTATCTTGAACGTTTAACTGAAACAGTTGAATTTTCACGTTTTGAAGATTTTGTTTCAGATGTTCCTGAGGGTGCAACTGCAACAGATATTCTTGAATTAAAAAAAGAAGATAAATATGCGTTTTATAGAAAAATCGCTGAAGAATTGCGTGATTGCAATTATCTTGATTGTTCAATGAAATATTCAGGATTGCACACAAGCACGATTCAATTAAATAATGATGTTTTAAGTTGTACTGAAGAAGCATTTTCAATTACTGACGTTGGAAAAAGAATTTGGTATAAAACCATAACCGGACGTGAATATGGAATATTAGATATTAAAGAATTTATTAGTACAACACAAGTCAGGGTTCAAGTTCTTCTTGAACCAACAAGTTTAACAACTTCACAATGGTATTTGTCTGCAACACACTTTTCAGGTCTTGAACACCTTGAAGGTGAAGAAGTTTCAGTTGTCGGCAATGGTGGTTATATAGGTGATTTTGTTGTTCAAAACGGTCAAATTGATATTTCTTCAGCAAACACAAATAAAGTCGGTACGGCAATTATAGGATTAAAACACAAAGGAATTTTAAAAAGTCCTAATCTCGGCTTAATGCTTCAGGGAACGCAAACGTTTACCAACATGAAGAATATATATAAAATGGGTCTTCAAATGAGTTTTTCAGCAGGTGGAAAAATCGGAAGTAATCTTTATGATATGCAAGAAGTTCAAGATTTTAATCCTGAAGGCTTGTTTGATGTTCCACCATTACCAATGGACGAATACAAAGAAATTCAATATTCAGATGATTATGACAAAGAAAAACACTATTTCATAGTTCAAGATAGTCCGTTACCTTTACATATCACGGCTATTATTCCATATTACAAACACGTTTCAAGAACGTAGAAAGGACAATATAAAAATGGCATTACCACTTATACCAATAATTATGGCAGTTGCAGCACTCGGTTCAGGAATTGCACAAGGAATTTCTTCTGTTAAAAATGCAAAAAATGAAGCAAACGCAGTGCGTGAACAAGCAATTGAACAAATGAACGAAAGAAGCCGACAAGCAAAAAAACTAATGCAACAACAAAAAACTTCTTTCTTGAAATCAGGTGTTTATTTTGATTCAGGTTCACCGTTAGCAGTCATAAATGAAACTTATGATTATATGCAGGAAGATGTTAATGCAATTGCAAAAGATTCTAATACTAAAATTAAAAATCTTTACAGACAAGGAAAAACGGCTTTCTTCAATTCTGCAATGGAAGGTGTCGCAAATGCGGCTCTTTCATATTTCATGGGTGGGGGTAGTGGCTTAATGTCAAAAGCAGGAACGGCAATATCTAATTCAAAGGCTGGCACTGCTATTTCAAATTGGTACAATTCTGCACGTGGTTGGACACGTGGGGGTTTTGGCACTTTACCAACAAGCAACGGTTTACCTTCAGGAAACACCACAAAAATAGTATAGGAGTACAAAAATGGCACACATACAACAAGGTGATACAAGGCAATATTTTTCAAAACATGAAGGTGCAATTGATACAACAGGTCAATATGCAAATATGATAAATCAGGGAATACAGTCAGGTGTTTCGATTACTCAAAAAGCAAATGAATCAACTATGGCAAGTAATCAAATTGATTTATCAACACGTTTTCTTGCTGAAAATAATAAAATAAATACAAAGTATCAAGCAGACCCAACAAATCCACAACGTGAAGTTGAATTACGTCAAGCATTTGATTCACTTGCAAGTCAATATAAAATAAATCCTGTTTGCGAAAAACAATGGGCTGATATTAAGACAAACGTATATGACAGATATAAAACATATAATGCACAGTGGGTTGAAAAACAACAACAAAGCAACATTCAAACAAACTTGAAAAACGGATATGAAAATTTAACAAATCAAATTTCAATGTTAGGTTTGAATGGTGCAGGTGTTGATGAAATGCGACTTGTTTATGCAAACGGAATTGAAGGACTTCGCAACGGTGCCGTTGCAGGTCTTGGTGAAGTTGTTGTTGATGATTTTCTAAAAGATTCAAATCACGATATTATGACAACATATTTATCTGCACTTGCGTTAAACAATCCACTTGAAGCACAAAGACTTTTAAAAGATGAAGGTGTAAGAAACGATATAGGCAGAGCAGAAACACTTCAAAAACTTGATGATTATGTTGCAAATTCTTTAAGTAATCAGGCAAAAAGAACTGCCGTCAATGAACTCGGTAATACTTTGCGTGGAATGAACTCTGAAGAAGCAAACAATATCATTAACGGAAAAGCAGACTTGAACAAAGTTATGAAGTTTATTGAATCAAATAAAAACCTTCCTGAAGGTTCAAAAGATTTGATTTTAGGTATTTATGGGATTGGTTCTAAAACAGATTATTACTATGACCGTGATAAAAAGAAAATCGTGAAAGACCCTGAAGGTGGAAGTCGTAGAAGTGGTTCAAGAGTTGCCGGAACAAAAATGACAGTTCTTGATAAAAAATTATGTGCAGAACAACTTGAACAAGACTTGCATAATTTAATAAGTTTTTCAACTGATAATTCAGGAAATCTGAATGTCAAGGAAATTAAAAAAGGCAAAAACCAACAACAGGCTTCAGACAGTTTAATTGGATATATGCGTAATGTCGCAGGTATGCAAGAAAGAATTGATACTGCATATCATACAGGTGCAATAACAAAAGATGATAGAAACCGTATGATGAAACAATACATTGCACCTGTTACAGATTACTTGGATTCAAACCTTGAACAATTAGATGAAAAAAGGTTTAAATTTGCAGGTCAAAAATTAGGTTATGACAAAATCAAGCAAAGATTTAATACTGACGGTTTAAAAGGTGATGAATTAAGAAGTATGCAAAAGCAAAAACTATTTGCACAAAACTATTACCTTGATGAACTTTATAAGGCAAGCAAGAAATTAGGATTAAAAAATATTTATGATATTGAAGGTTTAAACACCTTACAACAACAAGAGATATATAAAACGGCTTCTGATAATGCCTTGTTACGTGCAAAAAGGTGGACAGATGAACCTGAAATATTTTTTACTAAAGAATATCCTGATATTGCATTGCAACCTTCTGTGTACTTCAAAGCAAATGAAGCAAAGATAATAAATCATGTAGTTGCTGAAGCAGTGTATAAAAGAGCATATGAAAATGCTGACGGTTCTTCTCAACTTGATGATTTAAAAGACTATGCACAATTAAAGTGCAAAGAAGAAATAATGAAAAAATACAAAGAAAATCAAATTAGAGCAAATCAAACAATGGGTGCGTTAAAAACAGGTGATTATCAATTACATTCACCTTTACCAAAAAATTACGGTGAACTTGAAAATGAATTAAAAAATATGGGTTATACAGTGAAAGATTTTCACCAATTCGCAGTTGAAAACGGATATGTTCAACCTATGAACAATAATCAGTGGCGACAAGGTAGAT